ATGAATGGTCGGTGCTTCTTTCGCTAGCGCGCCGCGCAAGGATTCTCCGGCGGTGACAATTTTCTTAATAGCAGTCTTAACTACGTTTGACATCTTGTTTACCTCAGTTAGTTGATTAATACGTGGCAACTTCGCCACGAGAGAGATTGTCTCGCATTTAACTTTATACGTCAAGTTTTATTAGCGAATGGGATTCGGGCGCGGTATAGCGTGGCATAGTAAAACTTTTACTATGTGATCAAAGAATTCGTCAAAGAAATTTGCGCCAAAGAAATCAGGATCAAAGAAATCGGCTACGCAAGACCCCACCGGAGGGCAGGAGGGCGCTGTCAGGTTGGGACTCCGCGTGATGCCTACTACACTTGAACTCACACAAACGATTCCCCAATTTCGCCAGACTGGACCCCCACCCCCTCTATATAGAAGCCCCCCGGTACTTGATTTGGTACCATGCTTATAATTAGTATATATTTCGCAACAATGGACACTGACTTCCTCGTACCCGACGTAGAAGAATCTGTACCGCTTCCCGCAAAGGCGGCGGAGGCGATGCCTGACTTATCTCCACAAGAAGAGTTAGAGATGAGGGCGAATACGATCCGGCTTTTATCGGATCTAACAGGGCAGCCCATCATGCCTACAGAAGAGGATGCAGACTCTGCCAAAGAGTTAGCCCGGGAAATAATCGAAAACCCTAAAGTTAGACCTGATTTTGCTAGCTACCCAAACGAAACTATCGCTTTATATGCAGGGTTAGCCGCCCGGTACAACCACATGATTGTGGAAGAACTGTCAGATCTAAAATTATATGTCGTGAATAAGCTGTTTGAGGAAGTCGAAACCGCCAAAGACAGCCGCGCTCGGATTTCTGCCTTGACTAAGCTTGGCGAAGTAGACGGAGTTGACGCCTTTAAGAAGCGTAGCGAAGTCACGATGCAGGTAAAACCCATCGAAGAGGTGGAAAAAGAGCTGCTGCAAGTGCTAGAAAACGTGGAATATACGGTCGTTGACGACCCAAAACCGAGAACTACTCAACGTGCTGAGTAATTTTACTCAAGAGGACGCGCATAAACTCCGTCTAGCCCTGCCTACCATGTCGGATAAGGAGAAACGGCGCGTTTTAGACCTGCTTAAGCAGTATCAGACCCAAGTTACACAGGCAAAAGGCAAGGATTCCTTCCTAGATTTCATTAAACACGTGTATCCGGGCTACAAAGTCGGGCCTCATCACGAAAGATTGGGTCGGATATTTGAGGAAATTGCAGAGGGGAAGAAAAAACGGGTTATTGTTAATATTGCGCCTAGGCATGGGAAGAGTGAGATGATTTCCTACCTCGCTCCGGCGTGGTTCCTTGGCAAATACCCGCACAAAAAAGTGATTATGGCCTCCCATACCGCTGACCTTGCAGTCAATTTCGGTAGAAGAGTGAGAAACCTCGTTGACTCGGACCTCTACCATGACATCTTCTCCAATGTTTCTCTTCAAGCTGATTCGAAATCTGCTTCTCGGTGGGGTACTAACTTTAATGGCGAGTATTTTGCTATTGGTGTTGGCGGCGCTCTCGCTGGTCGTGGTGCCGATTTATTCATTATTGATGATCCTCATTCCGAACAGGATGCGAAGCAGGGAAGAGCCGATGTATTCGAGCCAGCTTGGGAATGGTTCCAGTCAGGACCCGTACAGCGATTGATGCCGGGTGGCGCGATTATCGTCGTGATGACGAGATGGTCGAAGTCGGACTTGACGGGGAAGATTATTGACCACATGACCCGCGAAGAGGGGGCAGATCAGTGGGAGGTGGTCGAGTTCCCTGCCATTCTGAACGACAAACCCCTGTGGCCTGACTTTTGGCCCATTGAGGAGCTTCTTGCTAAGAAGGCATCGATGGATGTGCGGTATTGGCAGGCCCAGTACATGCAGCAGCCGACCTCGGAGGAAGGCGCGTTAATAAAACGTGAGTGGTGGCAGGTGTGGGAGAAGGATGACCCTCCCCAGTGCGAGTACATCATAATGAGTCTCGACGCTGCCCAAGAGAAAACCAATCGGTCGGACTTTAATGCCCTGACTACGTGGGGGGTGTTCTTTAATGAGGAGGTGAACAACTACAACATCATCTTGCTCAATTCCATAAAACAGCGACTCGAATTCCCCGAGCTTAAAGCCCTCGTGTTGGAAGAGTATAAGGATTGGCAGCCCGATACATTTATCGTTGAGAAGAAATCCAACGGCGCGGCGTTATATCAAGAGTTCAGACGGATGGGTGTGCCGATTAGCGAGTTCACACCGGGCAAAGGGCAGGACAAGATATCTAGAGTTAATGCTGTATCTGATTTGTTTAGTTCAGGTATAGTCTGGGTGCCAGACCGTCGATGGGCATGGGAGGTCGTGGAAGAGTGTAATGACTTTCCTAGTGGTACCCACGATGACTTGGTGGACTCGACAACATTAGCCTTGATGCGGTTTAGGCAAGGGGGCTTTATTCGTCTTCCGTCCGATGAGCCAGACGAGACTATCTACTTCAAGTCGCAAAGAGCGGCAGGATACTACTGAGGATTAAAACATGGCTGCGAACATGGATAAAGGACTTTATGAGGCCCCGATGGGTCTTGATGCCCTAGCCTCCGAAGAGCCTGAAATCGAGATTGAGATCGAGGACCCGGAAGAAGTTTCTATCCGTATGGGTGGTCTTGAGATCGAGTTAGAGAAGGCAGAGCCTCGCGCAGAAGATTTCGATGCCAACCTCGCTGACTTTATGAGCGAGGGCGAACTGCAGATGATTGCAGGAGATCTGCTCGGTGATTACGACAGTGACTTGGCGTCACGCAAAGATTGGTTAGATACGTACGTCAAGGGTCTGCAGATTCTAGGCATTAAGTACGAAGAGCGTACAGAGCCGTGGCCCGGTGCGTGTGGTGTGTTTCACCCGCTCTTGATGGAGTCGGCGGTTAAGTTTCAGTCTGAGACGATCATGGAGACCTTCCCTGCGGCAGGTCCCGTCAAGACTAAGATTATTGGTAGAGAGACAGCAGAAAAGAAAGACGCTGCAGTTCGTGTTCAAGATGACATGAACTATCAACTCACGGAGAAGATGAAAGAGTACCGCCCAGAGCATGAGCGGATGTTGTTATCTCTCGCCCTCTCGGGCAACGCCTTTAAGAAAGTTTACTACGACCCTTCGCTTAGCCGACAAGTAGCGATCTATATTCCCGCCGAAGATATTGTTGTGCCCTATGGCGCAGCGAACTTAGAGACAGCAGAGCGTGTTACGCACCGGATGCGTAAGACAAAGAATGAACTGAAGAAACTGCAGTATGCAGGGTTTTATCGTGACGTAGATTTGGGCGAACCGATGCGCGTCATGGACGAAGTAGAGAAGCAAAAGGCGCTGGACCAAGGCTTTTCGACGAGCATGGATGATCGGTATCAGTTGCTAGAGATGCATGTCAATCTAGAACTGCAAGATTACCCCGACGTTGATGACGACAATAACGAGACCGGCATTGCACTACCTTACGTAGTGACGATTGAGAAAGGAACCGGAACGATTCTTGCGATCCGTAGGAATTGGAGAGAAGACGATGACCTCAAAATGCGGCGACAACACTTCGTCCATTACGGCTACATCCCCGGTTTTGGATTTTATTACTTCGGACTCATCCACCTCATTGGAGGCCATAGCAAAGCTGCCACGAGCCTTCTTCGACAGCTTGTTGATGCAGGAACGCTTAGCAATTTACCGGGCGGCCTTAAGAGCCGAGGACTCCGAGTTAAAGGCGACGATACTCCGATTGCTCCGGGTGAGTTTAGAGACGTAGATATCCCAAGCGGGGCGATCCGCGACAACATCCTACCGCTTCCATACAAAGAGCCTTCGCAAACTTTGTCCTTATTGATGGACAAGATCGTGGAAGAGGGCCGCAGGTTTGCTGCGGTATCGGATCTTAAAGTATCGGATATGTCCTCGCAGGCTCCGGTCGGTACAACGCTCGCAATCCTAGAGCGCGTGCTTAAGGTCATGTCTGCAGTGCAAGCTCGCATTCACTATGCGATGAAGCAGGAGTTCAAACTCCTTGCAGGGATTATTCGAGACCACACGCCAGAAGAGTATTCGTACGAGCCAGAAGTCGGTAACCGGCGGGCAAAGAAAGCAGACTATGACGATGTAGATGTCATCCCAGTCTCTGATCCCAATGCGGCAACGATGTCGCAGAAGGTGGTGCAATACCAAGCGGTACTTCAGCTTTCTCAAACAGCGCCGCAACTCTACGATCTACCCTATCTACACCGTCAGATGATCGATACTTTGGGTGTGCGGAACGCTGAAAAGATTGTGCCTATGAAGGACGATCTAAAGCCGCTTGACCCGATCAGTGAAAACATGGGCTTTATGACGGGTAAACCCACCAAGGCGTTTATCTATCAAGATCACGAAGCGCACATGGCGGTGCATACATCGCTCATTCAAGATCCAAAGATTATGCAGATGCTGGGTCAAAACCCGCAGGGACAGGCTCTTATCGCCGCTGTTCAGGCGCACATCATGGAGCACATGGCGTTCCAGTATCGCAGAGAGATCGAGAAGCAATTGGGTGCTTCGCTTCCGCCAATGCCGGAAGACGGAGAGGAAGGAGACGATCAACGTCTCGCCCCAGAAATCGAGGTCCAACTCTCGCAACTTGCCGCAGCCGCCGCTGCGCGTGTACTACAAAAAGATCAGGCCGAAATGCAGGCCCAGCAAATCGCCCAGCAGATGCAAGATCCGCTTATCCAGATGCAACAAATGGATCTGCAGATCAAACAAATGCAGGCGCAAACGAAGCAAATGCAAGTGCAAATGGATAGCCAACTCAAGATGGCTGAACTGCAACGTAAACAAGCCAAAGACGTTATGGATGCAGCAGCCAAAGCAGACGAGCTTGAACTTGAGAAGGCAGCAACTTCTGGTCAACAGCAGCTTGAAGCCGCCCGACTGGGTGTGGACATCGAAAAGAGCAAAGCCGCTCAGTCTGCCAAGGAGCAGATCGAAGGTGTCCGCCTTGGGTTGGAGATTGGCAGAGCGCGCGAAGAGGCCGCAAAGAATCAGTCCGAGAGGACGCAAACTGAGGAGTAGTTTATGGCGTATAACAACGCTCTTGAATATCTAGGTTCAAAACTAGATGAGGAGCGCGCATCAATTATTGAGGCTCTAATCCAAGGCAAGTTGGACGAACCTGAATACAAAAGACTTTGCGGGGCGTTACAGGGTCTTGAACTCGCAAAGAACCACATTAAAGACCTTGCAAAACGCTTGGAGCGCGACGATGAGTAATATTGACGTTGAGAAGACGCAGGAGCAGGCAGCGGAAGCCAAAGCCAAACTCCTCCCTGAACCCAAAGGATTTCGGATGCTGTGTGCGGTTCCGCACGTGGACGAAGAGTTTGAAGGGGGCTTAGTTAAGGCAGATGAGACTAAACGGATCGAGGAGCAGACTACGGTTGTCCTCTTTGTCGTGAAGATGGGCGATCAATGCTACAAGGATACAGACCGGTTCCCCACCGGACCTTGGTGTAAAGAAGGCGACTTCGTGCTTACCCGCCCCTATTCAGGCACCCGCGTGGTCATCCACGGTAGGGAGTTCCGCATTATTAACGACGACACGGTGGAAGCGGTGGTTCAAGACCCCCGTGGAATCCGACGCGCGTAAGGAGTAATTATTATGGCTGTTGATAGAGAAGAATTTAAATTCCCTGATGAGCTTGAGGCTGAAAATAAAGCCCAAGAAAATCAAGAGGATAGCGACGATATTCAAGTTGAGATCGAGGATGATACCCCGCCTGAAGACCGAGGCCGAAAGCCTCTCCCGAAGGATATGGTCGAGGAGCTAGAGAAGGACGACCTTGAGGAGTATTCCGACAAGGTTAAGAAGCGCCTCTCTCAAATGAAGAAGGTCTGGCACGATGAGCGCCGTGAAAAAGAACGTGCATATCGTGAACGGGAGGAGGCCCTCAAGTTTGCTCAA